AAATAAGATTGACTTCTCTATTTCCCGATAATTTCAAAAGTATCATATAGCTACAATTATTTCTTATTATCTTTGGAATTTTAAAATAGCTTTGAGAAATAAAAATAACTGAACAGTTCAATTTTCTTGCTCTAATATAATAATTTTCAACCATACTCAAATCTTTAGATAGCACTAAATCGTCCCAAACAACCAAATGATTTTTACTCTTATCAAAGTTATCCAGTTTAGGGGTATTTGATAATCCTTCACTGATAACAATTTGATCACATACAGAAGTTAACCATCGATAAAGAGGTTCATCTTTATTTCTTGTAATTATATTAATAGTGCTAAATGTACCCTTATTACCACAACTAAATAGTCGTAACAAATTTATTAAAAAATTTGTTTTTCCTGACCCAGATGGAGCTACTATACACATTCTAAACGGAAGTTTTAATTTATGTAAATCAAAATTGGGATTCTCTACTTTATCAAGAAATTCCTTTGGAATCTTTTCATACATATTGACAATCTTTCCACCCTCTATATCTTTTACTTTTGTTTTTGGAGGCATATTATTAATATTAAGATATAAAAAAAACAAACAAGTTTGTTTTTATATCTATTGATTAAAAATCATAACAAAATAAATTATCTATCCTTAATTATATATGAGCGGTCAGGGCATTTCGTATCCACCTCCAAGTGAGAACTTACCTATATTTGATGCAAGTGTTTTTAATGTAAATGATACACCTCTTACTATAAGCGAAGGATTAAAATATTTTTTAGCTTATCCAAGTGCTCAAGGGACAGAGAATCTCCAAACGATTAACGTAGGTGGTTTAGCGACCTTTTCAAATAATTTAGTATTGAATGGAAATGTTAATATTACCAATACGAATAATAATGGATTTATAAATTTTCCATCCTCTTCTATATTTTCAACCAATACAGGAACCCTTAATGGATTAGGTGTTTATTTGAATTATCAAGGAAATGGAGAAACTGATTTGATTGGATATGGAGGAACAGGACAGGGAGGTATTTCTCTTTATACTTCATCGAATACTTTGGCTCCATCTCTCGTTGCCAACTTTTCTTACAATACTATAACTCTTGGTAATACGAACTATAATATAAGTATTACAGGGAATAATGGAGACGTAATATTAAGTAATGGAGGAGTTTCATCACAAGATTTTGTTATTACAGCAAATAATCAAAATTTAAATTTGGATGGAGGGTATATTAATTTTTTAGCAGATGTTCTATTGACATCTTATATATCTCAACCTTCGTTATCATTTTCAGGTTCAATACAAAACACAATACAAAGTGGATATGGGTCTTTTTTCCACACCAATGGAGTTCCTTATTTTACATATAATAATGGTTCGACTACAACAACAGCTTCACAATTATTAACCTCTAGTTCTTTGTCTAATTATGCTCTATTAACTACTGGGACAAATAGTTTTACAAATGTAAATACTTTTTCTCAAACGCCTACAACAACAGCAAGTCAAACATATCCTCAAACAACAAATACAACACAATTTTCAACAATAGGTTATGTGAATTCTGCAATAGGAATAACAACAACAATAACAACTAATAATTGTGGAATTATATCAAACATAGTTGGTTGGACTTTTAATCTTCCAAATATAGGACAATATTTAACTTTTAAATGTTATACAAATAATATTGGAGCAACGACCACTTATTCAACTGGAGCAACTATAACAAATAACGGAACATCTATATTTGCTACTGGTAGTGTCGTATTACAAAACATAAATATAGGTGGTTTGACAACTGCTTATGCTTTTGGTAGTATTTTATCTAATGGAGCAACATTTTCAATTGCGCAAACTGCCGGAGGAACATCTTGCTCTGCAATTGCTACATACGCAGCAGGGTCGTATCCTTTAACTTATTTTGCTGCTGCACCTTGCACTATGACAATTATTTTTACAAAAGTTTATTAATTTTAATACGATTTCTTCTTTGGTGTTTTTTTATTGCTATATTATATGAGTATTGATTATGGAAACCAAACTACATCTGTTCCTCAGTCTCTTTTAGGAGTAAGTAATTCTAATCAGTCTATAAATATAAACTCTACAAATGGCATAGTATTTAATGATAGTGTCGCCAATTTATCTGCTACAATTGCTTGGACTGGTATTACAACAAACAATCCTAATGGTTTTAATATTCAAAGCAAACTGAATATGAATTCTAATGATATAACAAATGTAGGGACGATTACGGCAACATCATTCAACGGAACAGCGTCAAACGCTAATAATGTTACTATTAGTGATAATAATACTGGTTCAACTTTTTATCCTACTTTTGCTTCAACGAATTCCGGAAATCTTCCTTTATATGTTGATAAAACAACTTCACCTTTATCATATGTTCCTTCTACTGGAAATCTTTCTGCTACAACATTTACAGGTGCTTTGAGTGGAAATGCTACTTCTTGTACAAACGCTAATAATATTGCAACAACAGGCGTAACTAATAATGCGACTTATTATTTACCCTTTGTATCTTCTACCTCTACTTCTACAGGACAATCATTATATACAGACCAAAACGGACATATTACATTCAATCCTTCAACGAACCAGTTAAGCACTGACGGAACTATGACCAATAATGGTTTGACTATGAATGGTTCTGCTTCTCAATTTTTAATCAATAATGCGTCTGCTTCTGTTCCAGCGATTTCTGCTCCAAACGCTCAATTGATTTCTTTTCCAAATGCGAATGTTACTGCTTCAATATTTTCAGGGAATTTGAGTGGGAACTCTACAACATCAACAATAGCAAGTAAAGTCGTTATTTCTACTGAAACAGGTAATACTAATTTTGATATTTGTATGACTACTGGAACAAGTGGTAATTTAGCAATAGGAGATGTATCTACTTTATATTATAATCCTTCTACTTCTACACTTACGAATAGTGGTGGGACTATTTCTGCTACCAATTTTTCAGGAACTACCTTTTCAGGAACAACTTTCAATGGTTCAGTATCGAATGCTTCTACGATAGCCTCTAATTCTTCCGGTGCCTTAACGATTACTGGTGGGTCGGGTGGTGCTTTAACAATTAATTCAAATGCAGCTCAACCAATTAATTTACAATATAATGGAACAACAATAGTAACAGTTAATTCAAATAATATTACTATGCCAAGTGGAACAACTATGATTGCTCCAAATTTTAGCGGTTTATTAGATACTTGTGGATTAGTTTATTTACAAACATTAGCGGTTGCTATTACTGGAACGGCAACAACGGTTAATTTTAATTTAACTTCTATATTCAATTCTACCTATAAAAATTATAGAGTTATTATGACCCCTTCTACTCAATTATCTTACGCTCAATATCCTTCTTATTCTTTACAGGCATTTTTGGGAACGAGTGTTCCAACACTTGCTACTCTCGCCGGAAATGAAATAACTTCATCTTCAACTTCGTCTGTATCACCTTTATATACTGGGTCTGCTACTATTAGTTCTGCTCCAATAATTTTTGGAGTATCGTCAACAATCAATCACCCAATTATTTTTGAAGTTGAAAATGTTGGTTATACTTATACTGCTACTCAATTAGGAGCGATAAAATGTAAGTCAATTTATAGCAATCCGGGGGTAAGCGGATATAGCGACAGAAATATTTTTTGGACTTCTTCAACTGCGACTATTACTGGTTTGACAATTCAACAGGCAAGTATAGGAGTAGGTAATAATTTAACTATGAATGTTGTAGTGTATGGATATAAATAAGGATAATTTTATCTCTTAATTATATGCCTACTCCTGCAAACCCTAAATTAACAAATCCTAACCGAAGGTTAGGATTTTTAATCATTGAATACCTAACGAAGTTAGGTATTTTAAATTATATGAAGAAGTTAAAAAGTATGTTGATACACTCTATTCAAAACCAAGTGCATATAAGAGCGGATTTATTGTCAAGACATATAAACAAAATGGTGGTGAATATATAGACGATAATAAACCAAAGAATCTAAAAAGATTGTATAAAGAAGACTGGAAAGATGTAGGACATAAAGAATATCCTGTTTATAGACCTACCAAAAGAATAAGTAGAGAAACACCTCTAACTCCTACTGAAATAGACCCTAATAATCTCAAACAACAAATTTTACTGAAACAGATATATAAAGGAAATCATAACCTTCCTCCATTTCATAAATAATATAAAATACTCAACTTCGTTAGGTATTCAAATTTTTTATCTACGAACCAAATGTTCGTAGATAAAATATATCTTAATTATATAATGCTTACTGAAGTCTTCTTGAGTTTTGCAATAACAACATTCGTAGGGTGTTTTCTCGGGGTTGTTGGATTATTATATAAATCCAAATGTCAAGAGGTAAATTGCTGTGGGTTAAAAGTGATACGAAATGTTGAACTGGAAGAGAAGATAGACGAGTTATCTATCGATCGACATACCGAAGAAAAAAAGGAATTGGAATTACCCTAAATATTGTTTATTATTATAAACTCTGGAAACCTGTGTGTTTTTCTGGAATCCTGTGTTACGATGTTATGGTAAGGGGTGATTTTTTTGAGTTTTTACGAGACTGGATATGGTAACATTTTATTGATTTCTGGAAACCTGGAAACCTGTGTGGGTTTTTGTTCGTTTTCAAAAAATTTTTTAAACAACCTAGTTCCTATTATTTTTTTTTCGCGCTATAGGGGAACGAATAAGGCCAAAAAACACACAGGTTTCCAGAACTTTTTATTTTGTTACGATAATCAGTCATACAAAAAAACACAAAAAAACACCCCCTTACCATATATGGTAACACAGGATTCCAGAAAAATGCACACAGGATTCCAGAAATCTATCACTCTTTCTTATAAACTTCAAAAAAAATGATAAAAAATAATAATATAAAGTTCTTGTGTATAATAATATATATGTTCTCTACTTTGTTTGAAAAGTATTTTGAAATTACAGATAAAATAATCGACAAACAATCTCTTCTTACCTTTAAAGATATTTGGATGCAAATGATAACAGATGAATTATATTATAAAAACACATATCGTTACAAAAGAGAATTCAATAAAAAATCTTTTTATAAATGGTTAAGAGAGCATACAGAACACAATTTCGGTAAAAATAAATCCGCCATTATTGCATTTAATGTTATAAGAAAAAATAATATACATATTTAGGAATATAATATAAAGATATTTTTCTTATAAGAATATATAATGGAAACCGAACTTCCAGTTATTTCGACTGACAAGAAAACTTATATGAGAGAGTACAAACGAAAACAATACAAAGAAAAGAGTGAGGAAATAAAACAAAAAAATAAAGCTTATTATTATAAATACAAATTCAACATATCAAATGAAGAATTGCATAAATATGATACTTTATTACCTAATATAGTAAGATTAAAAAAAGAATTGGATGAGATTATAAAAATAAGACCTGAAATTTTGAAAGAGGTTCTAGAACCATATTTGGAAGTAAAAAAATAAATATAAAAATATAACAAATTTACTTATTTTTTATTTTAAAAAATTATTTTAAAATAAAAATATTTTAAATTTACAAAATTTTTATATATTTTATTTGACCAAATAAAATATATTTATAAGAAGAAATAATATATAT